ACAGCTATTGGCGCTTCTGCTAATACAGTAGGCGCTTTGTTTACGGCATCTGGTGTAGGTGCTGGCACGGGTACGGCTTCTATTGGTTGGGTAGCCTTTAGAGATATTACAGTTACTGTGGGTGGTATTCCTACTGCATTGATGAACAATACATTCCAGATTACCTATGTTGATGCTAATACATATACTATTAAAACCAACGGTAATACAGGTACTTTTTTAGCTACTTCTACTACGTCTGGTGTAGGTGGTTCTGTAACTTTATATCCCCAATATGGCGCTCGTGGTTGGAGTCAAGCGGCAGCTACATCTAGTGTTGGACAGCAGTTACGCTTATGGACTAGTGATAACTATGGCCAAGACCTTGTGTTAGCTCCACGTGGAAGCGGTATTTTCTATTGGCAAGATGCTAACGGTGTTGGTACTAGGGCGCAGCTTCTTAGCACCTTAGCTACATTTAAAGGCTATTTAGGTCAGTACGTTCCTAACCAAACCAATCAAGTTCTTTCTTCTGCTATTCAGCGGTTTGTTATTGCTATGGGGGCTAACTCGTACCAATCTGGGTTATCGACCACTCCATTTAACCCAATGCTTGTTCGTTGGTCTGACCAGCAAAATCCCTACCAATGGGTACCTGACATTACAAACCAATCGGGCGAATTTACTTTAACTAATGGCTCTTACATTGTTGGCGCACGTGCAACCCGCCAAGAGATTTTGATTTGGACTGATTCTGCTCTTTATTCTATGCAGTACTTAGGTGCTCCTTATGTTTGGGGCTTCCAGATTTTGATGGATAACATTTCTGTTATATCTCCTAACGCTGTGGTTACAGTTAACAACGTAACTTACTGGATGGGTCAAGAGAAGTTCTATATGTATTCTGGTCGTGTTGAAACACTTCCATGCTCCTTGCGTCAGTTTATTTTTGATGATATTAACCCAGCACAAAACTTCCAAGTATTTGCAGGTGCTAATGAAGGATATAACGAAGTGTGGTGGTATTACGTAAGTAATGATAGCGTTGATGGATTACCTGATAAGTACGTAATCTATAACTACTTAGACCGTGTTTGGTATTACGGCACTATGGCTCGTTCTGCTTGGCTAGGTTCCGGTATTCAAACTTATCCGTTGGCTGCTAACTACCTAAATTCAGCTTCATTTAAAGGCTATATTTCTGGTTACACTTTGTATGTAACTAATATATCCTCGGGTAGTATTTCTCTGGATACAACTATTAGCGGTTCTGGAGTTACTGCGGGTACTACTATTGTTAGCTATGGCACTGCTAATGGTGGCACGGGAACTTATAACTTAAGCACCGCCCAGACTGTTGGAACAATTACAGCCCCCATCACAATGACGTCAGCTGGTGGTTTTGGTTACTTACTACAGCATGAAAACGGTGTAGACGATAACGCAGGTTTAACTACACGTCCAATTAACTCTTATGTACAATCTTCGGACTTTGATATTGGCGATGGACACAATTTTGGATTTGTATGGCGTATTCTCCCTGACGTTAACTTTAATGGTTCTACTACTAACCAGCCGTCTGTAACAATGACGGTTAAGCCTAGAGAAAACTCAGGTACTCCATATGGTACAGCGGATAACCCAGCCGTTACTAGTACGCAAAACTACACAAATACTAGGGTCTATAACGTACAACAGTTTGATGGTCAAGTTTATACCCGCCTTAGGGGTCGTCAAATGAGTTTTAGAATCGAATCAGGGGGGCAAACGGGTGTTACATGGCAGCTAGGTAGCCCACGTATTGATATACGCCCTGACGGAAGAAGATAATGGCTACAACTAAAACAAACATAGTACCGTCAAAAGCACCTAACTTACCGATTGCCCCAGTAGAGTATGCGCAATCGTATCAGGACCAGCTTAACAACGCATTTCGCTTATACTTTACACAGATAGATAACGTAACCCAGTATATATCAGCGCAGACTGTTGTTTATACGGTAGCTACTCTACCTACTGTTGGAATTGTGGGCCGTAGACTGTTTGTTTCAGATGCTACAAGTACTAGCTTTGGTACTACAGCGACTGGCGGAGGTGCTAATCCAGTACCTGTTTTTGATAACGGAACCGCTTGGATTATAGGATAACCGTGTTAAAATCGGTGAAAAGTAAAGGATAGATTATGGCTGGCGGCGGAAGTTCTGGTGGTTTTGAAAGTTATTTACCAATAGCTGCGGCGTTGGCTGCAACTGTTATGACTGATGGCGCAGCTGCGCCTATGCTATTTGAAGATGGGGCCCTAATGGGGTCTACTGCGCTTGCCTCGGGCGTTACCGGAGCTGGTATTGGAGCTTTAACAGGTGGTGGTGTAGCCGCTCTTACAGGTCAAAATGTAGGGATGAATGCCCTTATGGGTGGTTTAGGTGGAGCCGCTTTGGGTGGTTCTGGCTTGTACATGGGGGCTGGCGACTTAGCCGCTGGCGCTCCGACAGCTCTTTCTGCTTCTGGTGCCCCCGTTTCTGGGGCTGTAGCTGGGGCAGATACTGCTGGAATGCAAGCTGGTTCAAATGCCCTTTTAAATGCCGGATACTCTATGCCAGTTACTTCTGGCGCGGAACTTGGTACATTAACCCCGCAAGCTTTAAGCCAAGGTGTAGCAGCAGGTCAAATCCCTATGGATGCCGCAAACGTGTACGGCCAGGCTTACACAAATGCTTTTGCTAATGTGCCTGCAAACTCAGTACTTGGTGCCGCCGGCACTGGTACAGCCCCGTTAGGTTTTGGTGCTAAAGCTGCTTTAGGTGGTTTAGGTTTAAGTGCGCTTATAGCCCAAGATAATAAGAGATACGGTACGCCAGCAAGTGCTCAGACCCCATACACTGGTGGTAACTTAGCTAAATTTAAATACGACCCAAATCAGTATTCGCCTGATGTAGTTCAACCCCCACACCCACCATATCAAGTTAACTATGCTGGATATGCAAGGCCGCCTGGCTACGCCGGAGGCGGTTTATTAGACCCAAATTCTGAACCCGTAGATTTTATGGGTGGCGGTATGTATCCACAAAGTCAAATTTCTAAACCCCAATACGCACAGTCTTCACAAATGCCTATGGCTGCGCAAGCAGTAGCTGCAGACTACGATCCAAAAACTAACCCAATTACAGGCGAACCTGTAGCTACTATGGCCGGTGGCGGTACCGGTGCAGACGCCCTTAAAGATTTAATGGGTAGCCGAGATGCAATGGATAAATATACACTCCAATATGCACAAGAAGGTGGTCCAGCGGCATTAGCAGCTAAAGCACAGGGTGGCGACTATAATGCTATGCTTGCTTTAAAGAAACTACGCGGCACACCTAACGCAAACTATGCTGGCGGTGGTATTGCTAATTTAGGCGGCTACTCTGATGGCGGTCGTATGCTAAAAGGTCCTGGTGACGGTATGAGCGACTCTATTCCTGCTAGTATTCAAGGTAAACAACCAGCCCGTCTTGCTGATAATGAGTTTGTAGTACCCGCCGATGTTGTGTCTCATTTAGGTAATGGGTCTTCGGATGCTGGCGCTAAAAAACTGTATGCGATGATGAACAAAGTAAGACAGGCAAGAACTGGTAAAGCTAAGCAAGCTCCTGCAATTAAAGCTGACAAATACATGCCAGCATGAGCCTCTTAATTCGCCATGTTCCCATTCAATATGTTAATCAAGCCTGGCCTTTGGTTAAAGAATATATTGCGGATGCTGTCCAGTATGGTGGTGACGATTATACGGTGGAGCAAGTCCAAGTTTATTTGGCCACAGGACAGTGGCTCTTGGTTGTGGCAGCAGATGAATCCGGGGCAGTTAAAGGAGCGGCGACTATTAACTTTTGTAACTATCCTAATGATCGGGTGGCTTTTGTTACATTTATTGGCGGTCGTTTAATATCTAACCAAGATACTTTTAAGCAGTTTAAAGATTTGCTAAAGGCTAATGGAGCGACTAAAATACAAGGTGCAGCAAGAGAAGCAATTGCCCGCTTGTGGAGTAGTTATGGGTTTGAAGAGCGGTACATTATTGTAGAGACAAAAATATGAGATATACACTAGATTCTATGTTGCCTGAAAAGGCTTTTTCCCCGCGCTTAGGCCGTGGCTTTGGGGCCGGCGGAATGACATTAGAGGGTGGTGGTGGCCAAAGTGCCCCCGCCCCCGCTGCAGCTCAACCTACTACAACAAACGTTCAAAATACTAACATTCCAGAATACGCCCGTCCCTATGTAGAGACGATGCTTGGCGCTACTCAGCAGCAATTATTTAACACCTCTCAAAATGCAGATGGTTCTACTCAAATTACTG